CATTGTTGCTACCAGCAACATAAGCAGTTGTACCATCACCACCAATGAACGCACCAGTAGCGTATGCGTTTGTACCCGCACCACCATTGGTTGAACGACCCAATTGGATCAAGCTAGAGTCAACTTGCTTGGCAAGGGCGTAACCCGCATCAGCCGTGTAGAACTGACGCAAGCTAGACAAAGCTTGTGCTTCAACAATGTCCTCGATCAAACGTGAATACTCAAAGTGCTTGTCAATTGCAACTTGCACCTCAGACTCAGTTGCCGCAATCAGCGTGACTTGCGTACTTGGAGCCTTTACTGATGCGTTGCCTCGTGTGGGGGCTGGAATGTGAATTACGTCACCTTTCTTGCCCTTAAAGTTCATCTTCATCACAAGGTTCGCAAGAACCAAGTTTTTCTTGTAAGCCGCAACTGTTTCGTCTGACCAGATTTCTGGTATGAACGTGGCTGCTGTGGTTACTGTTACGTTGTCTGTTCCTAATCCCATAATATTCTCCTAAATTTTAGATAACCCGTTTTTCTCTATAGGCCCGCATGATTTCATCTTGCATAGCCGTATATCGATCAGGATTCGTGTTCAACAAATTTTGTAGATCAATCCTTCGATACGTCTTCTTTGACGATTCACCACTCCCACCCACATCAACTCCAGCGGCCCTAAGACTTAACTGACGATTGTTTTCTTGTAAAACCTCGCCTTGTTTTGCCCTAGCACCTCTGATTTGCTTGTACGTTGACAGCAACTCGTTAGCCGAGTCAAAGTCATAACCCGCATCTGCTGCTTCAAATAGCCTGATTCGCACTGGACTAGATTTGATCCAATCAACAAAATTTTGATCTTTTGTAATTTCATCTAAATCAGGGTGCGTTGAAGCTAGTTGTTGCTTAATCTGCATTCTCTGCATATTCGCAAAAGCTAGTTTTGAGGATTGTACATCTGGATGGTTATCAACTGCCTTTTGAATGGCAGCCTGTGGGTCTTCAAAGAAATCGACCTCTGGCTCAATCTTCCTAGCCGATTGCTGTTTAGATTCAAGGTTCTGCCTGATGAGTTCATCTGCTAATTTGCGAACTTCGCCTATCTCTTGGCCTTGGATGCTTAGACGTTTTTCAACCTCTGAGTGCATCTTGGCAACCTCCTCAATACTTTTACCCCGATATTTCTCGGGAAGTTCTGGTTTGGGAGTGGCTTGTTGCTGTTCAACAGCTTCTATCTCACTTGCTTCTTGTTTCTCTTCATCAATCAGTGACATTTTTTTCCTGCCTTTCGGTTATAGGATTTCAACTCGGCACAAACGCTTATGAGTTGGTTTTGCGCTCAGATTCCAACTGTTGGAGATGGTTTCTCTCGAACTTCCCATGCGCTGATGGGAAAGAACCAGACCACCCTTCGAGTCGAAAAGCTGGCGCAGATAAAGTGCGTAATGCCGTAGCACCGCACTCACACATCAGACTTGTTTGCTCATAACGAACAAGCCTTTCAGTTCTATGCCCGTTTTCACAGGCGAAATCAAACATTCTTTTCATTCAAGTCCTCGTAGGCTCTTTCACTGACTTGCTTCAAGTTCTGCAACCAAGTCAATATTGACAATTCACCCTTGCGGTACTGAAGAGACTTCTCATCAGTAATCGTTGAGATGTTGTTCAAAGGCTCAATCATTCTTTCAACGTCTTCCATCAAGTCACGCCACCCAACAGTCGCCATCGTTGAGAAGCGTTCTTCGTAATAGGTCTGAAGTTCCTTGTTCATTGGCGCATCATCTGAGTTTCAACAATCTTGGCTCTGTTCTTAATATCAGCTTCCTTGAGCATCAATTCAGCAACCTTGACCCGCTTGTCAAACTCAATCTGATTGGCATCTGGCTCGGTTGGCAAGTTCTTAGTCAAAGCAGAAGTCATCTCAGCTTGTGTCTTTTGTGGCAATAACTGAGCCTCAATCATTGTTTTCTGAGCCTCTGCCTTGTTCTGCTCGGCCTGAGTGGACTGCACCGCAATCTGAGCCTGTGCCAGTTGCATCGCCATTTGCTGTTGCATTTGTTGCATTTGCTGGGCTTGTGGGTCAGGAGTTGCCATCTGGTCAAGCATCTGGATCAACTCGTATCTGTTAGACAGAGAAGAGTTACCCATGATGCCCTTCAGAATGACAGGCAGAACTGGAGTGTTCGGGCCAAGGGTCTGGAGGAGGGCAATGAACTGTTGTTGCTCATGCTCACGGGCAATGATGCCAAGCGCAGCAGTCGGAATAAACTTCAAATCCACAACTGGGTAACGCTCTGGATCAAACTGCATATATCTGAACGCTGCCTTGTTGATAAAGGGGATCATAAAATCCTCTTGAAAGTTCACCAAGGTGCGCTTGTACTTCTTAATGATCGAGGCCACCGCCATTGACATACCGCTAGCATCTCTGGCAACCGCAGACACCATTCCCTGAGAGTCAAGAGTGCCAGTGGCTTGCAAAAGCATACGTTCAAACTCTTTGGCAGTAGACAGGTTTGAGCCGTCTGTATTGCCAAACTTGAATGGGAACAAAATCTCATTGGGGTTGCCGTTTGTGAGGATTGCCTTGCCAGGTTTCACTTCAAACTTGGCACCACGGGGGAGGCGAGTCGCATCCATTGCGATCATGGGCGAGGTAGTCAGTGCCAAGCTGTCCAAATGCGATCTCACTTGAGCGTCAATAGCCTTCTGTGAGTTGTACGCCTTTTCTACAGTGCCACGGCCTAACAGACGATTGGGTACAGTGTCATCTTGATACGACAAGACAGGCCGATCTTTCATCATGTAGGGGTTCAGTTCAGCCTTGAGAAGCACACCATCATTGGCAATGACCACAATGGCCTCAACCATGTTGCTGTACTCATCCTGAACAGACTCTTCGGGGAAGAGATCAACCACTTCAGAGTCTTTTTCTTCAAAGAACTCTTTGGGTACAAGCCCGTAATAGGTCAACAACTTAACTTTATCGTCCTGATACTGGGTGATCTCTTGGGTTGGTTCAAGATCGGTATCGTCTGAGTCAGTGCCAAGCTTCACTTTGCGGTAAATGCCAGCCTCTTGGCCTTGCACGACCTTGTGAATTGAGACATATTTCTCAATTGCAACGCCCATACAGTCATCAATGCTTGTGCCGTTGGGGTCAAACAAGAAGTTCTTGGGGTTAACAGGAACAATCTTGACCGCAATGCGCTCTTTTTCAACCACACCAATGGCGGCTTGCCCAACTTGACCAGGAATGGCTTGAGTAGCTGGCACAAAGATGGTTTCAGACTTAACTACGATCTCGCCAATGCCAGTTCCATATATTTCCGCCATCAATTCGATTTGGTCGATGGCTTTTCTGATCTTATCGACCTTGAAATCTTCCATCAATTGCAGTTTGATGGCGCCAACGTCCAAGGGACTGCCATTTACATCTCGCACATCATCTTGAATGTCAAAGAACTCGCCCTGACCAAAGATTGCCTCCATGATTTCCGCATGGCGGGTCTCAACTGCTTGTTGTGTGGCAGGAGTTACGATCCGGCTGCGCTCAGACTCGCGGGTTTTGTCTTCAGATGCCCACTCGCCTCGGAAAATGCGCTCATATTCAAGCCAGTATTCCAAGAAGTTGGTGTTTCGGTAGTCACGCCAGCGATCACAGTGATCCACCACAAAGGCCGTTAAGTCTTTGTCTTGCTGGGTAGGCTCTTGAAAGCCGCTTTCGTTGTCTAGTTCGTCCATTGCATTACCTTGTTGTGTCCATGAATGGGTCTGCATACTCAAGACTTGATGGAGTAGTTTCTACAGGAGGCGCATAAATGTCGGAATCTTTTAGACCAAGATCACGGGCAGACTGCAAAATCTGCAAGTATTTATGAGCCTGAATGTCCTCTGGGCGAGTCGCAAACATATCCCGAACCACGCCATAAGCTTGTGGGTTTGCGGGCCACTTTCGAGTTCCTTCGCCAACCGCATCGTTATATGCAGATACCAATGAGAAGCCAGACTTAGGGCTTGGATCAAACTTGCCATCATCTAAGCCACGATTGGTCACACGCACCGCACCTGCTTTTAAAAGCGCATCAAAGTTCAACGGGCGAAAGTCAGCATTTAACTTCTTGTTGTCAGAAGTTAAATTCTTGTACTTGTCAAAATCTGTGATCTTGCTGAGATATTCCATCAGACCCCCGCAATCACATCTACTGGCTGCCACTCATCCTCATCCTCTTCTTGGAAATAGGAGGTCACAGCCAACTGATCTATATAACTAAGCGCATCAGGCAAATCGTCATGCACACCAAGCGCAGGGAACATGAGAAGCTGGTCAGTGAAGTCGTCCCAGTTCTCCTCAGAATTCAAAATGACCCTGCCATGCTCAAACCTGCCTTGCAAGGCCCAGATGATCCGATCCGTCTTCTTGCGGTTGCCATGCGTCAGGTCAGCAATGTGTGCGTGAATGTTTGACTTGCGCATAAGGTCAGACAAGTAGGGCAGCACCGCATTCTTGAGCGCACCCTTTTCAATGCCAATAGAGACAGGCCTGTACTCTCGGATCGCCATCAAGATGTTCACCGCTGTGGTTCTGATGTCCCATCTGCCATGCTTGATCTCTTTGACAAACCACTTGCCGTCGTCAGTGACTTTTACAATACAGATCGCAGACTCATCAAGCCGCTTCTTGGCATTGGCTGCTTGCTTGGCAACGTCCTCGAACCCTGCCAAGTCCACTGATATAAAGTAGCTTCCATAGTCAGGCTCAGTGCCGTACTTGATCCACTCTTCACGAAACAAGTTGCTACCCGCATTGCTGAAGCTTGCCATGTACTCTTGCTTGAAAGCAAAGCTACTCAGAGTCTTCTTGGCAGACTCGATCTCTTTCGGGTCAATCAAAGGGTTGTCAGCAGTGGTGAAGTGCCAAGACTTCCAATCCTCGTCAGTGCCCGCATCACCTAGCACCCAAGTGTCATAGAACCAGTTGCGACCCTTGGGTGTGCCAATGAAGAGTGCTCTGCCTTTTTTGTCTGACAGAGAAGCTCTAATGACTTGTTCCCAAGCTTCGGGCTTGATGTCGGCAACCTCGTCTAGCACCGCATAGGTCAAGCTAACACCTCGCAGGGTATCAGGCCGATCAGCACCACGCACATAGATTCTTGCCCCGTTGATCAGGGTAATGTCTAAGTTATTAACATGACTGCTCTGTATGACCTCTCTGCCAAGGTCTAGCAATAAGTCCCAAATGATCTGGCGGCTCTGTCCCATTGTCGGAGACACATAAAGCACCGCACTGCCAGGTGGACACTTCAGGCCCTCAATGAGCAAGCTAATGGCAGCCATGCGAGACTTACCGCACCGCCTACCAGCCGCCACTACTTTGAATCTTGTCTTGTCAGCGTAGACCTCTTGCTGCCAAGGAAGTAAGCTGAAGTTCAGATCAAACATCTGAGACCTCGCCATTGTGTGCGTCAATCACTGTAGGCTCGCCAATGCCAGTGATATTGATAGTCACTGCTGAACGCTGGCTCTTGTCTTTCTCAAACATACTGACAGGCAAGGTGCGGTCTAGGCACATCTTCAAAGCAACCATTTGGCTTGGGTGATCATCATTCAGAGCGATCTCTATGACCTTCTCAGCAACGTGCTTGCCACCGCCTCGGATCATAATGTCACGCAGCTCTTTGATGCGCTGACCTTCGGTCATCGGTAACTTGGCAGGAGGGTTCTTGGCAAAGCGTTCCATGGTCATCTTCAATGAACCAACGGGTCTACCAGCTTTGCGAGTCACAGATTCCACTTTTTCTCCAGAGAAGAGGACTAAGAGCCAGAACAGTCAAATTAGCTTTTTGTAAGGGGGTAAGGCACCATCAATATCTATGGCTCGGCCCGAGGCCACCCCCCCCATGCAAACCCTAAGAAATCCCACCAAATCTGACACTTTTGGCGATCCTACTATATACAACGACCATTATGTTAAGTATGACCCTAGTTATCCACAGATTTGTGTGTACTTTATAGCACTCAGATTACTTATGCACAACTAAATGTGGACAACTTGCACAACTTGGCTGTGGATAACTGGAAAAAACCGATTGGGCGGCAAACCAGTTCGGGGAATGTAAAAGGGGCAGATGGTGCTTTATCCCTATACCTTGCATATACCCATAGGGGTATGAGTATGTCTCCAATCTTCCCAGTGGCTCATGTGGTGAGCCTGTCTTGCCTCTACAGGTAGAACTTACAGTCTACTGGTAGAGCGTAGTTTTAGGGTGAAACAAATGCTCCAAACTTATACCTAGAATTTGGCATAACAAAACACTTTGTTAAGCCTAGAGCATCTAATGGGTTATGTTAACTACCAACTTTCTTGGTAAGTTTGCCATTGTGAGGCCATCAGAGGGTCTCTAAGGCTTTATTTTGGGATGCTGCAAGTTGGTTGAGGAACTCATCGAGATCGGCCTCTGGGCGGTATCCTCGATTCCACAGGACTTGGTAGCACTCAATGACATGATGAAAGCCATGAGTGACGTTGCCTTGTCCAGCCGCATTCAAAATCAATTTGTCGGGCATGGACAAGACTCGGTAGAACGTCTTGCTGTTAGGCGAGGGCGGTCTGCCATCACGCATTATCTCTAGCCTTTGTTAATCAAAAAGGAATATCCGAGTCTTCAGACTTGAATATCGGAGTTACTGTGGCTTTC